CGAAATCGACTCTGATTATTTTGCTATCACCTCAACGAATGAGAACGGTACTGAAATTGATCATGAGATGGCTATTACCGATTACGCACTGCAAGCTGCCGGAACTGTAGACGAATTGGTTGCAGCGCTGGAAGCCGCAGAGAAGCGCAACGCAAAATTACAAAGCGAGAATGCATACATCCGTAACCGGTTCAAAGAACTGGACCTATTAATCGGGAAAAACATTCTGGTCATGCAGGCTGCCATTATCGAATGGCGATCGACTGGCGACGCTAAAAGCGGACTGGCATGGATTTATAACACACTGTTTGGTCCAGGCGAATTGCCGGACGAATCTGAGAAAGATGCTCAGGCCTACTTTAATCGCAAATATGCACCGATTGACGAAAATCTCATGGAGCTTCACAAGTGGTTTTGGGAACAAAGTGAAGCCGAGCGCGCCGCAGGCATTCGCATCAAAGGAGAGTGATATGGCTATTGCCGCAAGTTACACCATGCATCTCTATTGTGACTGCCTCCAGTGTACAGATGGCAAATATAAGTCGCCAGACTTCGGTGAGTATATAGGTACGTCATGGGCTGGCTGTGCAAAAGAGGCGCGCAAGGATGGCTGGCGAATAAGCAAAGACAAAACGCGTGCTTTTGCGCCCGGGCATAAAGTTTTGAGGGTTAACAAATGACCACTATTACCAATAAGAAACAGTATCCCAGCGAGCAATATCTTAATGAGCTGATCACCAACATAGAGTTTGCTGCAAGGGCACCAGTTGAAGTCGTGAGAGCGATAGCAGCAGAGCTACAGAAGCGGCGCGAAGCTGATAGTGCAGAACCTGTAAGCCAAACTTACAAGTTGCCAGTTAATACACCTTGCCAAGATGCGCCAGCCCATATCTGGCTGCAAACAGCTGGAGTATGGCCAGAAGATGGTGAGTTAAGCGAATTAACGTGGTGCAGCCACAATCAACACCATGATGACACGCTATATGTTCGAGCTGACCTTGTGAATGGCAACTATCCGGCAACTCCGGATGGTTGGGTTATAGTGCCGAAGAAACTAACCGCTGAGAACGGCGCTAAGGGTGTGCTATCCGGTGAATTTTCAGAAACTACGTTTATAAGCTGCCCGGAATGCTTTAGCGATGATGATTGCGATACCTGTGACGGGAGCGGACGAATTGAAATTAAAGTACCAGTCACGTGGACGACCATAAAATCCATCTGGGATAAAGGTATTGCGCATTTTGCAGCAAAACCGCCGCAGGAGGTTAACCGTGGCTAACCTGCAACTTGCCGTCAAAGGTGAATACTTCGATGCCATGATTCGCGGGGAGAAAACGGAAGAGTATCGCCTGTGTAATGACTACTGGAATAAGCGAATTATGTTCCGCGAGTATGACCGCCTGATTATCACAAAGGGATATCCGAAGCGCGAAGACTTCAGTCGCAGAATTGACGTCCCGTATAACGGATATGAAATAAAAACAATCACACATCCGCACTTCGGCGATAAACCGGTAAAGGTGTTCGCTATAAAGGTAAATATTGATGGCTAAATCAGCAGCAGAGCGCAAAGCCGCTCAGAGAGCCAGACAAGCTGCATCCGGTGTACGTAAGCTGGAGATTGTGCTTGATGCTCAGGAAATTGAAATGCTGGAGCGTAACTGTGCCACGCGTCGCCCCGGGCGTGTGCCTTACGAATTTGGTGAGTATATTGCGTTACTTATCCGCCAGGATGATGCTCGCGTGCACGGGCGTATAAAATCGATCAGCAGAAAACGTTGCGGTAAGTGCGGCGAGAGAGTTCCTGTGAATTCATGCCCGTGTAATGGTGACTCGCAATGCTGGGTGACCAAAGGCTGGCATGAAACGAAATTAATAGTGTGACATGTCACGAAGGTGTTATGCCAAAAATACGCTACGACCTTGAAGATATGAGAGATAACTCAGCAAATTTTCCGAAAGAGGTTAAATTTCTCATGCATAAGTATGGTTGCGCCAGGAGGGATATAGTTATCGACAGTCAGCACCCTTGCGGCGAGGATGTAATTTTCATTCGCGGTAAATGGGAAGGGTATCTTGACGAGAGTTTTTACGATGGATTTGATGGACTTTGAATACTGCCGCCAACTATGGCGGCTTTATTTTGCATGGTACTATTACCACAACGGTAACTATTACCACGGTGGTTATGATGCCTGCTGAACCTAAAACCTATAAACGCAAATCAACGCAATTTAAGCCGCTCACAGCAATGCAGGAGGCTTATTGCCAGTCATACATCAAAACGCCTGAAAACCAGACTCAGGCAGCGATTAACGCAGGATTCTCCCCAAATACAGCGGCAGTTAAAGCCAGTGTCATGATGCGCGATGAACGCATTCAAAAACGGATTGCCGAGTTGATGGAGGAGCGCAACAAACGAATGCGCGTCAGTGCTGATTACGTTCTCATGCGCCTGGTGGAGATCGACCAGATGGACGTGATCGACATCCTCAACGACGATGGGAGCCTTAAACCAATCCGTGAGTGGCCGAAAATCTGGCGCACTACGCTTAGTGGCTTTGATCTGTCATCGACCATCATGAACATGAACGAGGATTCGATAGAGACAATCCTCAAAAAAATTAAATGGCCTGACAAGGTGAAGAACCTTGAGCTGATTGGTAAGCATGTTGATGTCAACGCGTTCAAAGAACGTCTGGATGTTAATGTGAATGTGACAATTGCTGATCGCATAGCAGCAGCCAGGAAGCGACTCAAAGAACGTCAGGATGGTAATCAGTGACAGATACAGCGTTATCTCCTGAAGAGCAGTTGATCGAGGATATTGCAGGGTTCACTCACGATCCGCTTGGCTATGCCCTCTATGCGTTCCCGTGGGGGGAAGAGGGGACTGAACTGGCACATGCTACCGGCCCACGTCAGTGGCAGGCCGATGCGTTCCGAGAGATACGTGATCACCTGCAGAATCCAGAGACGCGCTATCAGCCGCTTATGCTGGCACGCGCTTCGGGTCACGGTATTGGTAAATCAGCATTCATCTCAATGCTGATCAACTGGGGCATGTCCACTTGCGAGGATTGTAAGGTCGTGGTGACTGCCAACACCGACAACCAGCTACGAACGAAGACCTGGCCGGAAATTATCAAGTGGTCGAACCTTGCTATCACGAAAGACTGGTTTACCTGTACCGCTACCGCGATGTACAGCAATGATCCTGGGCACGACAAGCGGTGGCGAGCTGACGCAATCCCCTGGTCTGAGCACAACACTGAGGCATTCGCCGGACTACACAACGAGCGCAAACGCATCATCGTGGTATTCGATGAAGCGTCGAACATTGCGGATCTGGTGTGGGAAGTTGCTGAGGGTGCGCTTACGGACGAAGACACTGAGATTATCTGGGTGGCGTTCGGAAACCCTACACGTAACACCGGGCGTTTCCGCGAATGTTTCCGCAAATATAAACACCGCTGGAAAACTGCGCAGATTGACAGCCGGACGGTGGAAGGCACTAACAAACAGCAGTTGCAGAAATGGGTTGATGACTACGGGGAAGACAGCGACTTCGTTAAAATCCGTGTGCGCGGCATATTCCCTGATGCATCTGAATTGCAGTTTATCCCTACCGGTCTTACTGATGAGGCAATGAAACGGGTGGTAACCGCTGCGCAGGTGGCGCATGCTCCGGTGATAATCGGTGTTGACCCGGCATATTCAGGCGTTGATGACGCGGTGATATACCTGCGGCAGGGGCTACACAGTAAGGTGCTGTGGACTGGCAACAAGACTACCGACGATCTGATTATGGCGAAGCGTATCGCTGACTTTGAAGACCTGTATCAGGCTGACGCAGTGTTCATCGACTTTGGTTACGGTACCGGTCTGAAGTCAATCGGTGACGGTTGGGGGCGCACATGGCAACTTGTTCCGTTCGGTGGCGCGTCTACTGACCCGCAGATGCTCAACAAGCGTGGGGAGATGTTCAACTCATGCAAGACATGGCTGAGGCTGGGCGGGATGCTGGATGACCAGGAAACAGCGGACGATCTGTCGGCGGCAGAGTACAAAGTTCGAGTGGACGGTAAAATCGTTATCGAACCGAAGGAAGATATCAAGGAGCGGCTTGGGCGTTCGCCTGGTAAAGGCGATGCGCTACTGCTGACGTTTGCTTTCCCGGTGTCAAAGCGCCTGCGACTTCCCGGGCAGCAGAACCAGCAAGGCAAGGCGCTTACCGAGTACGATCCATATGCTTAGTCTTTATTTTTATCCTCGAAACCTGATAATCCAGATAGAACACCAAAGTTATTAAAAACGTTTGGCTTACCAGATTTTAATCCGGATAAGTTGTGTTGCTCCAAAAAGTTGCTAATTGTTTGGCCGTTGCCAAGTGCAAGGCTTTTTATTTGAGATTTTTCAGGGTATTTGAGTTTGTATTCGTCGAAATCATTTTGGAGGGTCTTATATGCCTCATTCATTCTTCCAAGAGTTTCCGATATCTCTTTTAATGAATGATTTAGAGCTGCTAACTGAGCACTGGCGGATCTCAATTCGTCATCTTTAGCTTTCAACTCGGCAGTCAATTCCCCCATACTATTCTTTGATCGAATAATCTCTTCTTTCATCTCTTGGATGTCTTTTTCCGCGCCAGTCTTAACTTTGTCGTATGTAACATCTTTTTTAGCCAATAACCTCTGCAGTCTTGTTTCACGCTGGATTTTTCTTGCCTTCAGGTGATTTTCGATTGAGTCATTATTATCAAGAGGCTTTGCTTGCCATACGTTAATGATATTGTTTACCCATGGTAATAGGCAGCAGATAGCAATTACAGATAAGCATGGATAAAACATAACAGTTTTCCATGTGCTGTTATCTGAGATATATGAAATTTTATCTATTATGTTTGATTTGCTAAAAAATAGATAAAGAATTGATTTCCAGTTGAAGGCGCACCAGGACATAACAAAAGCACCAAGCACAGGGTTTTTGGCTCTATTCACGGCAGTATTGGCAGTAGATAAAAACAGCTCTTTAAACGATTCAAACATGCTAATTACCTTGAAGTTTTTCATGATTATACCTTTAAGGTAATTTGCGGTCATCAAGCAAAAAAATGCCCGGCGAACCGGGCGAACTGGAAGCAATGAGTTATGCCTTCCGTGGCTGTACTGGTTTACAGCATGAAGTCATCGCAATGGCGTCCTGCTGTAAAAAGGGCGGTGATAGTTCTTCAAGGGAAACCATCACCGCCAAGCACCTGGAACTTCTGGCATCACGGTCCTTAGGCGTGATTCTGGCGTGGCATGCAGGATTCGAACCTGCGACCAACCGCTTAGAAGGCGGTTGCTCTGTCCGACTGAGCTAATGCCACAACGCTGAGAGCACTTAGCCTGTTAAGGCACCACACTTTGTCGCGGCTCCATAAATGCTCTCATCGTTGTACCCTCGTCTCTTCCGAGGCGTCACACCGAATCGCCGGGATGGTGAATCCCCGTGCGCGGAATAAAACCGCTCGACTTGCACATTCCGGCTACCTGGTTCGTTTGCCCGAGCAAGGGAGGGTGCCCCTTAAACGTATCCAGACCGCTATCGGCGCATGTGCCATACGCCGTACTGATCAAAATAAAAGCTCACTCCACCTGTTCAATTTAACGACAAGCCAGTCAGGTTAGTAACCGGAATGAACTCTTTGGTTACCTGAAAGGTAATAATTCGTGCGTTAAATGTCAACTGTCTACGATAAATAAATCATATGTGGTTAAATTGGTAATAATTTAATTGCGTACGGAGTCATTGATATGTGCATGGGTAGCTCACCATCAGTGCCTGCAACACCAGAAGTTCAGGCAGCACCACAGGAGCAGGATGCCGCCGTTGTTGATGCCCGCGACGAAGAAACTCGTCGCCGTCGCGCTGCTGCTGGTCGTAGTTCTACGCTGCTTACCGGTTCTCAGGGCGACACATCAACCGCTAATACCAGCGGTAAAACGCTACTTGGTCAGTAACCGGAGTCATTGAAATGGCGGAAACAACTAAAGAGCGATTGAACAAACAGTTCGCACAACTTGAAAGCGAGCGTCAGTCGTTCGAGCCGCACTGGCGCGAGTTGAGTGATTACATCAACCCGCGTGGTTCCCGCTTTCTGACTTCTGAGGTCAACCGTAACGATCGACGCAATACACGCATTATTGATTCGACCGGGACTATGGCGGCGCGCACTCTCGCTAGTGGCATGATGTCAGGCATCACAAGCCCCGCGCGTCCGTGGTTTCGCCTGGCTACGCCAGATCCTGAAATGATGGATTATGGCCCTGTTAAGTTGTGGCTTGAGGCGGTGCAGAACCGCATGAACGATATGTTCAATAAGTCGAATCTCTATCAGTCGCTGCCGCAGTTATACGGAAGCCTCGGCACATACAGCACTGGTGCAATGGCAGTGCTGGAGGATGACGAGGACATCATTCGCACAATGCCATTCCCGATAGGCAGTTACTACCTGGCTAACTCACCTCGTGGCAGTGTGGACACCTGTTTTCGCAAGTTCTCTATGACTGTTCGTCAGCTTGTTCAGGAGTTCGGGCTAAATAACGTCAGCGAATCCGTAAAAAGCATGTGGGAAAGCGGCACCTACGAGAAGTGGATTGAAGTGATGCATTCGGTTTACCCGAACATTGACCGCGATACTTCGAAGCTGGATAGCAAGAACAAGCCATTCAAATCGGTTTATTACGAGGTTGGTGGCGATAACGACAAGTTGTTGCGTGAGTCCGGATTTGATGAGTTTCCAATTATGGCTCCGCGCTGGGAAGTTAACGGCGAAGATGTTTATGGATCATCATGCCCGGGTATGCTGGCGCTTGGACCTGTTAAGGCATTGCAGCTTCTCCAGAAGCGCAAGTCGCAGTTGATTGATAAAGCCACCAATCCGCCGATGGTTGCTCCGACTTCCCTCAAGAATCAGCGCGCCTCCCTTCTTCCTGGCGACATCACGTATATCGATCAGATTACTGGTCAGGATGGCTTCAGGCCTGCTTATCTGGTTAACCCCAGTACAGCAGATCTGGTGGCAGACATTCAGGACACTCGTCAAATCATTAACAGCGCCTACTTTGTCGATCTGTTCATGATGTTGCAGAACATCAATACCCGCTCGATGCCTGTTGAAGCGGTGATCGAAATGAAAGAAGAAAAACTTCTGATGTTGGGGCCGGTTCTGGAGCGTCTGAACGACGAATGTCTTAATCCTCTCATTGACCGCGCTTTCTCGATGATGGTGCGTAAAAACATGCTGCCGCCACCGCCTGACGCGATGGAAGGCATGCCCCTGAAGGTCGAATACATTTCCGTCATGGCTCAGGCGCAGAAGTCTATCGGCCTGTCCAGTCTGGCGTCCACGGTTAACTTCATTGGTCAACTTGCGCAAGCGAAACCAGAAGCTCTCGACAAACTCAACGTTGATCAGGCGATCGATGCATTCGCTGATATGTCCGGAGTGTCTCCAACCGTCATTGTTCCGCAGGAACAGGTTGAGCAGGCTCGCCAGCAACGGGCACAGCAACAACAGCAGCAACAAATGATGGCGATGGGGATGGCGGCGGCACAGGGTGCCAAGACGCTAAGTGAAGCTAAAACTTCGGATCCGAGTGTTTTGTCAGCTATGGCGAATGCAGTTAGTGGTCAGGGTGGGCAATCACAATGACAGATTACGAAGACGATCAACTGAAAGAAGAAAACGCCCGTAAGCAACGTGACATGGCGCAGCGTGAAATTGATGACATTCGCTTTGTCATGAGCAGTGAACAGGGGCGTCGCGTTGTCTGGTCGGTGCTGGAGAAAGGCCGTGTGTTTTCCGCTATCTCACCGATGGACGCTATGGCAATGGCATTTAATGAGGGGCAACGCAATCTGGCGCTGGAACTGTTTCAGCGCGTTATGGCGCATTGCCCTGAACAGTATTTGAAGATGGCCAAAGAGGCCAGTGAACAGGAGTGATCATGAATTTATTTGAGCGTTTGCTGTATCGCCGTCTTTGCAATGAGCAACCAGTCGATGGTGGAGCAGCTCCGGCTGCGTCAGAACCGTCAGCGCCTACAGGTGATAACCCTGCTCCAGTTGGTGATCCATCACAACAGGAAGGTGATAAGCCACAACCTGTTGCTGATGGCGATAAACCTGCTGATGACAAAAAGCCTGAAAGCGATAAGCAGGGTGAAAAAAATGACGGCGATAAACCGGAGGGTGCGCCGGAGAAGTACGAGTTTCAGGCTGCCGAAGGCGTAGAGCTGGATACAGAAGCGTTGAAGGAATTCGAGCCGGTGGCGCGAGAACTTAACCTGACCAACGAGCAAGCGCAAAAGCTGGTTGATGCTTATCCGAAGATTCTGGCAGGTGTTCAGCAGCGCCAGGCAGAAGCCTGGCAGAAAACAACCGAGCAGTGGGCTGCGGATGTAAAAGCTGACAAAGAAATCGGTGGCGACAAGTTGATTTCTAACCTCAGCGCCGCACAGCGTGCGCTTGACCAGTTCGGGACACCTGAACTCAAAGAATATCTGAACACCACCGGGCTGGGTAATCACCCTGATCTGGTCAAAACGTTCGTGAAAATCGGAAAGGCGATGTCTGAAGATGGCATGGTCACCGGTGGTAATGAAGGCCAGCGTAGTGCGGCCGAAGTGCTCTATGGCAAATAAGAGAGGAAATGACAATGGCTGTTAAAGGCTTAACTGCGCTAACGCTGGCTGACTGGGGTAAGCGCGTCGATCCAAACGGGAAAGTCGATAAGATTATCGAGCTTCTCGGTCAAACTAACCCGATCCTTCAGGATATGCCTTTTGTCGAAGGGAACCTTCCTACCGGACACCGAACCACCATTCGTTCTGGTTTACCTTCAGCTACCTGGCGTTTGCTGAACTATGGTGTACAGCCAAGCAAATCAACCACAGTGCAGGTCACCGATTCCGTTGGCATGCTGGAAACCTATGCTGAAGTCGATAAGTCACTGGCTGATCTGAACGGCAATACCGCCGAATTCCGCCTGTCTGAAGACCGCGCATTTATTGAAGCGATGAATCAGCAGATGGCGCAGACGCTGTTTTATGGTGATTCCAGCGTTAACCCTCAGCAGTTTATGGGACTGTCCTCCCGCTATTCCAGCCTGTCTGCGGGTAATGCTCAGAACATCATTGATGCTGGTGGCACGGGTACAGATAACACCTCAATCTGGTTAGTGGTGTGGGGCGAAAACACCGTGCATGGCATCTTCCCGAAAGGGCAGAAGGCTGGCATCCAGATGGAAGATAAAGGCCAGGTGACACTGGAAGATGCTAATGGCGGCAAGTACGAAGGCTATCGCACCCATTATAAATGGGATAACGGACTTGCTCTGCGTGACTGGCGTTATGTTGTTCGCATTGCAAACATCGATGTCAGCAATCTTTCAGAACCTTCCTCTGCCGCAAATATTGCGAAGTTGATGGTTAAAGCACTGCATCGCATTCCAAACCGTGGCATGGGTCGCCCGGTGTTCTACATGAACCGCACTGTAGGCCAGGCTCTTGATTTGCAGTCTCTGGAGAAAACATCTCTGGCGATTAGCGTAAAAGAGACTGAAGGCGAGTGGTGGACGTCATTCCGTGGTGTACCAATCCGTGAAACTGATGCGCTTCTGGAAACAGAAGCCCGCGTGGTGTAACGCCTGTTATTAACCTGTGGGTCGTAACAGACCCACTAATGGAGAAAGAAGATGATCACCGACAAACTGTTGATGTTCTCCGAAGCACAGGCGGTAACTGATACCGCGGCTTCTACTGACGTAATCGATCTCGGTCCAATTGACGGAAAACGTCGTGATATCGGCGTGGGTTACCCGCTTGAGTTTTGGGCGCTGGTTAACACAGCCGCCGCAGCAAGCGGTGATGCAACTGTAAACATCCAGTTGCAGACGAGTGAGGATAACAGCTCATGGACCACTATTTATGATAGTGGTGCACTGGCAAAGACCGCCCTGACAGCAGGTAAACGAGTTGTTTCTGCAAAGGTGCCTGCCGGTGTTCAGCGATATCTGCGTGTTAACTACTCCGTCGCAACTGGCCCACTAACGGCTGGCGAATTCACTGCGGGTATCAGTCTTGATGTTGATGCCAATACGCCGTATCCGATCCGCTCAAAAGTAACTGGTTAAGGTGATATCGATGTCAGGTGAGAAACCAAGATACCGCGTTCTGCGCCTCTCTCATATCCATAACACTCTGTGGCCGGAGGGGGCAGAAATCGAATACGAAGGTGAGCCTGGTAGCGCACTGGAACCTGTTAACGATGCAGCCAGACAGGCAAAAGCAAAAGTTGCAGGAAAGGTGTCAATGGCAGCAACCAGCACCAAAATCATCAACGATGTGTCAGATGATGGTGAACTGGATAAGCTCCGTGAAGAGTACGAATTGCTCTTTAACGAGAAGCCACACCATAACGCCAAAGCAGAAACGCTCCGCGAGAAGATCGCAGATAAGCGTAAAGAACTGGGCGTGTAAGCCTCGCGAATCAGACAAGGGGCTTCGGCCCCTTTATTGCAGGAGTGTATATGGAACTCGTAAACCTCAAAACCGGCACTGACAGCTACCAGGATGAGAGCGGAGAAACCAGAACTCGCGATGAATACCCGTGGGGGCTGTGCATCACGCTGAATAACGACACATTGAATAAGCTGAAGGCGCAACCTCAGGGCGTCGGAACAGAAGTGATGATAACTGCAAAGGCTGTTATTCGAGGCCTGTCTGCCAGAGAAACTGACGATGGTGTTAATCGCAGCGCCGATCTGCAGATCACTGATATGGCAATCGCTCCTGTTTCCGGTGATGTAGAAAAATCAGCGGCTGAAACCCTCTACGGTAACGGGGGTGAGTGATGGCCTCTGTAGTAGAGATCTGTAATCGTGCGCTGTCCAATATTGGCAACAGCCGCAGCATTAACAGCCTGACGGAAGCCAGCAAGGAAGCGGGGGAATGTTCGCTGCATTTTGAGGCCTGCCGTGATGCTGTGCTTTCTGATTTTGACTGGAACTTTGCTACCAAACGCGTGGCGCTTGCAGATACGAGCAATCCACCGCCTGACTGGGAATATGCGTACCAGTACCCGTCCGATTGTCTGCGCATTACTGAAATTATGCTTCCTGGTGTACGCAATCCAACAGCAGCAATGCGCGTTCAGTACGAAGTTGGTGCAGACACCAACGGAACAGGAAAGTTGATCTACACAGACCAGCCGCAGGCATGGCTCAAGTATGTCTCTCGCGTTTCAGATGTGAACATGTTTGATGCCATTTTTATGGAGGCGTTGGCCTGGCGTCTTGCGGCAGCTATTAACATGGCGCTGACTGGGAATGCAGACCTCGGTACGTTTGCCCTCAATATGTACAATCGCGTGATTCTTAGTGCTGGCTCGCATAGCCAGAATGAATCACAGGAACCACAGCCACCGGTTGATGAGTTTACCATTGCGAGGTTGTCCTGATGGCTATCAGTTGGATCCAGCCCAGCTTTGCCGGTGGTGAGATTGGACCGTCGTTGTACGGACGTATCGACATGGCGAAGTACCAGGTGGCATTGCGCAAGTGCGATAACTTTATCGTGCGGCAGTATGGCGGCGTTGAGAATCGACCTGGTACGCGTTTTGTCGGTGCCGCCAAATACCCAAATCGGAAATGCCGCCTGATCCCGTTCCAGTTCTCGACGGTTCAGACTTATGCTCTGGAGTTCGGACACCAGTACATGCGCGTTATCAAAGATGGTGCGTTGGTGCTGAACAGCAGCAATGTTATTTATGAAATTGCCACGCCATATACTGAAGCCGATCTGTTCCGAATTAAATTCACGCAAAGCGCAGACGTGCTTACGCTGGTTCATCCGGCATACCCGCCGAAAGAGTTGCGCCGCTATGCGCATGACAACTGGCAACTGGTTGATGTGGTAACGAAGAACGGGCCATTTGAAGATATCAATATTGACGAGTCAGTGACGGTTTATGCCAGCGCCAGCACCGGGACAATTACGTTAACGGCAAGCGCCTCTATTTTTGGCGCGGAGCAGGTAGGCAAATTGTTCTATCTGGAACAGCCTGCAGTGGATTCTGTGCCGGTATGGGAAACCAGTAAGAGTACGTCGATTGGCGATATTCGCCGTGCAGACAGTAACTACTATCGCGCCGTTACAGCAGGCAAAACAGGCACTTTGCGCCCTTCGCATACAGAAGGCACATCATGGGATGGCTGGGGCGGATCCGGTGATGATGATACTGGCATTGAGTGGGAGTATCTGCACAGTGGGTTTGGCATTGCCCGTATCACTGCTGTAAACGACACTACTGCAACTGCCGAGGTGATTTCCTATATCCCTTCGCAGGTCGTTGGTGAGGATAATGCCAGCTATAAATGGGCTAAATATGCCTGGAACAGTGTTAATGGTTATCCTGGCACTGTTGTTTATTATCAACAACGTCTTTACTTCGCCGCATCGACTGCTTTCCCTCAGACTATCTGGGCCAGCCGTACCGGGGATTATAAAGATTTTGGCAAAAGCAATCCTACGCAGGATGACGACAGAATTATCTACACCTATGCCGGGCGTCAGGTTAATGAGATCCGCCACCTGATTGATGTTGGTTCGCTGGTGGCGCTGACTTCCGGAGGTGAGTACGTCATCACCGGCGACCAGAACAAAGTGTTAACCCCATCATCATTTGCATTCAGCTCTCAGGGATCAAATGGCTCAAGCAACGTCCCACCAATTGCCGTGGCGAATATTGCTCTGTTCGTCCAGGAGAAAGGCAGTGTTGTACGTGATCTGGCCTACTCATTCGATGTTGACGGATATCAGGGGAACGACCTTACTATCCTTGCCAATCATCTTTTTCAGAAGCACAGCATTGTTGACTGGTGCTTCTCGATTGTCCCTTACTCCAGCGCCTTCTGCATTCGTGATGACGGTAAATTACTGGTGATGACCTATTTGCGTGATCAGCAGGTTTTTGCATGGGCACCACAATCCAGTACCGGAAAATATGAAAGCACATGCAGTATCAGCGAAGGCAATGAAGATGCGGTGTATTTCGTCGTTAACCGAACCGTTAACGGGCAAACAGTGAGATACATCGAGCGACTGTCCAGCCGTTTATTTACCAGCGATGAAGATGCTTTCTTTGTTGATTCTGGCCTTAGCTATGATGGAAGAAATACGTCTGACAGAACGATGATCATCACTGGTGGTTCTGGCGAATGGGATTACCGCGCGGAATATACAATCAGTGTTTCTGGTGGTGCGTACTTCACCAGTAGTGATGTCGGTGCTCAACTACAGTTCCCTTATACCGGAACTGATCCTGATACTGGCGATGAAGTGTCAAAAGAATTACGTTGCGATATCATTTCTGTAACCAGCAATACCGCTGTAGTGGTTCGTGCTAACAGGAACGTCACGCCATCCCTCAGGAATGTGGCTACCACGAACTGGCAGATGGCGCGCCGGACATTTGGAGGCCTGTCTCATCTTGAAGGCCAGACCGTAAACATTCTCTCTGATGCGAACGTGGAACCACAGAAAGTGGTTTCCGGAGGTGCCGTCACGCTGGAATCACCTGGGGCTGTTGTGCACATCGGCCTGCCAATAACTGCTGAATTCGAAACACTGGATATCAACATTAACGGACAGGAAACGCTGCTGGACAAAAAACAGGTGATCCCGTCCGTTACTCTGGTTGTGAATGCCAGTCGCGGCATCTGGGCGACTACGCCCGGCGGTAAATGGTACGAATATCCACAGCGTGAATTCGAGTTCTACGATGATCCTGTTGATGACGCTACCGGAAAAGTAGAAGTGAAACTGGACAGTAACTGGGGCAAAAACGGACGTGTAAGAATCCGTCAGCTTGACCCGTTGCCGCTGTCTGTTCTTGCCGTTATACCTCGCCTTACTGTTGGGGGATTCTGATGATCGATGTTCGAATTGTTCCCGCTACCGAAGAGCATCTTCAGATGATTTTGCCGGATGTTCGTCAGGCTGATATTGACGAACTGTATGCGGTATCACTGATGACTACCGAAGATGCGCTGCGTGTTGGTCTGCGTACTGCGACTATGGCCTGGTCAGGATTTGCGAACGGAGAACTGGTAACCATGTTTGGCGTATCTCCGGCGTCAATGATCGGTGGCAATGGTACGCCCTGGCTGGTAGGAACCAGCCGTATCGAAAAATATCAGAAGACATTTCTTCGCCACTGCCGCCCTGTATTGCAGCAGATGCTGGCAGTTTATCCGCGCCTGGAAAACTATGTCGACGAGCGAAACCATGTTGCCAAAGCATGGCTGCACTGGCTTGGATTCAGGCTTGAAGAAGCCGCGCCTTATGGTGCTCTTGGTCTTAATTTCCACAGATTTCACATGGAGAGAAAATAATGTGCGATCCGGTTATTGCTGGTGGCGCAATGCTCGCCATGAGTGGCATTCAGGCATACACCCAGTACCAACAGGGAAAGTATGCCTCGAAGGTTGCAGAAGCGAACGCAGATATAGCCACAGCTCAGGCAAATGATGCAATAAACAGAGGTAACGCTGAAGCTGAGCAACGGCGCAGAGAGACCCGACAGCGGCTTGGTACACAGGCGGCGACAATGGGGGCTACCGGCGCTGATTTATCTACAGGTAACGCGCTGGATATATTTGGCGACACTGCCCAGTTTGGCGCTCTTGATTCTCTGACGACGGTGAATAACGCGCAACGCGAGGCTTACGGTTATCAGGTTCAGGCTGCCAACTATAAAGCAGAAGCCAGTTCAGCCCGTAAACAGGGGAATGTGGGAGCAGCAACAACTTTACTCACTGCGCCTCTGAAGGCATACGGTGCGTACCAGATGTTTGGTGGGACGTGGAGTCCGTTCTCTAAAGGAAGTACATCTAGTGGTGGGACGCCAATGTTATCTAACTCAGGTTTTATGAATTCTGACTCCCGATTCAAAATAGGAGGTTACTGATGCCAGTTGTACCAACAACATCGGGACGTCAGGTTGAGAGTCGTGGAGTTCAGTCAGCAGGCTTGCAGACGTTTTCTCAGCCAGGTATTAGTGATGCTTTTGTTCGGGCAGGGACAGAGGCAATTGATGTTCTGGGTCAGGCAAAACAGCGTACCAATATTGCCTTGGTTCAGGAGGCATCCCTTAAACTCAGTCAGACAGGCAGCGATCTGCTGAATAACCCTGAAACAGGTTTGCTTAACCTGAAAGGGAAAAATGCTATTGGAAAAGGTCAGGAGTATACGCAGCAGTTTGATGCTCAGGTCGAACAACTGGCTATGTCGCTGCCGGATGAACAGGCTCGTAATGCTTTCATGCAGCAGGCGCAGCAGCAGCGCATTCAGTTCACTACGCAGGCCGGGAGGTACGAAATAGGACAGGTTCGCCAGTATGAGGCGGATATGCAGGATGCGACACTAAAAAACCTATCGATGCAGTTCCGTAACCCGACAATGGCAAACCAGGCAGGATTGAAGGCATATCATAGCATCATCGCTTACGGCGAAGCCCACGGCCAGAGTCAGGAAGAGATAGAACAGAACTGGGTTTCGTGGCGCGAGAATGCCGCGAACGGTGCGGCGGAGGCGTGGTATGTGCCGATGTATCAACAGATCATGGGTCCGAACGGCAAGATTGAGGTAACCGATACACCGAGTGAGGCGCAGTTATTCTCTGCAATAATCTGGCAGGAGAGTGGCGGAAATCAGTACGGAAAGGACGGAACACCTTTGGTGTCGCCAAAAGGCGCTGTTGGCGTAGCGCAGGTGACGGAAGATACTGGCCCCGAAGCTGCCCGCCTTGCTGGCGTGCCGTGGGACCGCGATAAATGGTTGAATGACCCGCGCTATAATGCCCGCTTGGGGCAAGCTTATTTCGGCGCGCAGATGAAGAAATACGACAATAACCCGGTTCTGGCAGTAGCTGCCTATAACGCTGGCCCAGGAAAGGTTGACGGCTGGATTAAACAGATTGGCGATCCGCGCACAGGCGAAGTCAGTAACGCCCAGTTTGCCGCAGCTATCCCATACGACGAGACGCGCAATTATGTGGCAAAAGTAACTGGCAGTGCTGGAGCTATTCCTGGATCTGCGACGATGGAAAACCTCATCGCACAGCCATTCTGGAACGCCATGAGTCCGGACAAAAAGTCGCAGATGATGAGCAAGGTTGCTGGCATGTACGACATGCAGGCTTCAGCCGGTCGCGTTGCGCTACAGAGTCGAATGCAGGACGACCTATCCAAAATTGAGGCCGGTAAGCAGGTGACGCCTATTTCAGCGCACGAATGGGCCGCCGTTATGCCGCTTCAGGCAGCGCCTGCCGAGCGCCTGCAGATGGAAAAAACCTTCCAGCAATACCAGCAGGCAATGACGCTACAACCTGTTTATCAGACCATTATGCAGGGCAACGTCCAGCAGGGTACCGCCGCCGTGCAGGCAATGGCACCGCAGGAAAACGACCCTGACTTTAAATACAAAGCAGAGCTTTATGCATCGGCAAAGGTCAAGCTTGGGCAGGTACTGAAGGCGCGGGAAGCGGATCCGGGGGCATGGCTGCAACAAAACTCTCCGGTTGTGCAGGCTGCATTCCAGCAGTACCTGAATGACCCTTCATCTGGTGAATACCTAGTTTCCCGCATACAGTCTGAAAAAGACCGCCTGGGGATAATGAGCAAAAAAGTTTTACCGGAGTCCATGGTCAATGATGTACTGCAGCGTATTGACAACACGCAGGAATCTAGCGTTAAGGCCATTCAGTCGGTGGCGCAGTCGTTCGGCAAATACTCGGATCAGGTGATGCAGCAGGTTCAGAAGAGCGCTTATCCTGCGTTGCAGGTTGTCATGGCTACCGAGAACCCGCGCGCGGCAAATGCGCTCTGGCAAAACCGTAGCGTTAAAACTGCTGACTTACGCGGCAGTCTTGAGAAAACCGACGCGGATAGCGCCGACTCGTCATGGAATGACCAATCGAAAGATTTTGCTGGCACGATGGTTGTTCAGCCTGGTGGCACTGCCGTGTGGAATAACTTCAACGAGCAGGGAAAACGACTTACTTACATCAACATGCAGCGCGGAATGTCGGCGTCTGATGCAGCAAAACAGGCGTATCAGGACATCCTCGGCGAGCAGTACCAGACCAATGGCACTTGGCGGCTACCTAATCGTGCAGGGATAGATATTCGTGACGTTAACGATGGTGCCAATGCGTATCTGAAAAACCTGTCAGCAGATCAGATTATGCCGCTTATTGGTGACCCAAGGCTACCTGATGAGGTCAACCGTGAGCAGAGTATCTCCCGCATTCGTGATAATGCGCAGTGGGTGACCAACAGCGACGAAACAGGACTTACCCTGATGCTCAACGGGCTGATCGTCAACGGTGCCGACGGCAACCCGATTACGGTGCCGTTCAACGATCTGGCGAAACTGGGAGCAACCAACCGATCAGTATGGAACAGCATTACCAAGTTCATTGATACGCCGGTGAAATATACTCCCGGACAGTCTAAGGAATACAGCGCAGAAAGTCAGCGCGACAACCTGATTAACATTTTCCAGAACGGCCAGCAATCAGGACGATAACATGCCAATTTACACAGATGATCCGGGACAGGGCATTAACCAGCCAATTGGCAACGCGCCAGCAGGGCTTGGCGAATCGCTGCTTTCTTCCCTTAAGCAGGGATTTGAAGAGGGGCCGGTCATGTCCGGCTACCGCTTTGCGCAGGCCGACTCGCTGGCGAATGACCCAAACTCTACAGTTATCAGTAAGCAGGAAGCGGATGAGCTCCTGAAGCAGTACGGCGTAAAGAGCATAAACGTGCCAGATTCTGGCGTTACGCAGGCTTTTCTCGATCATGTTATTGCCGAACGCAAAGATTCTCTGGCACGCCAGCAGATCGCGATGTCGGCACCGAGCGGATGGGTAGCCACGCCGCTTAATTTCGCAGCCAGCCTAGCTGGTTCAATGGCAGATCCTGGTAACGTGGCGCTGGCGCTGGTTCCGTTCGCTGGAGAAGCAAAGGCAGCTTCTGTGCTTGGCCGATTTGGCGAGCGATTTGTTGCTGGTGCACGCATGGGGGCAGCGCAGGCTGTGGTGACCGTGCCGCTTACCGGGCTGGCAGCGGCGGCGGAAGGTGACGACTTCACCTATAGCAACGCGTTGGAAAGTACTTTCTTTAACACGATGGCTGGCGGTCTAATGCATGCCGGCGGCGGCCTTATCGCCGATATCGTGCGACCGCGTCGCGTTCCCGATGCTGCAACGGGAGAGTCCCCGGCGTTTTCTGGCGATGCGCAGCCAACCCCGGTGATAACGCCTGACAACATTCCGGCGGGCGTGAATATCCCTGAGGTTGGCGCTAATGCAGATCTGGCGGCGGCCATTTCCAGTGAAGCGGAGAGCTACGCATACAGCCGGGCTTATGACGACGTGGTTCCTGACTATATGGCGCGCCAGCAGGAGTTACAGAGCGGGCAGATCGGTAACGTTGCCGACCTGCGTGCCGAGCTTGCGGCTAATCAACGTCATGCTGACTCGCTTGATGCGACGCTGCAGCAGCGCACCAAAAAGTATCAGGGGCAGCGGATGAAGTTTAAGGATGCGCGCTCTAGGGCACTGAAAGAGATTCAGGCCGAGAAAGACGCCATCGCTGCACGCAATCAGGAGATCAACACATCGCTGGAGCAGCACGCGACAGCAGAGCAGGCGCGCTGGCGCCAGTCTCAGATTTCCCGCGGCGAGATCCCCGACGACCTGAAAGTCACCATTTCCGAGCGTGCGCAGCAGATCCTGGACGGCATGCAGATGTCGCCGGTCGCTGGCGCAGTTCGCACTGCCGCAAGCGCCATCAGGGATGCTGACTGGAACGTGAACCAGCAGGCGTATCGCGCTGCGCTGGCACACATGATGGAAGGACGTAGCCCAGATGTTGAGCCCTTCTATGAACTGCACAAACCGGCACTGCGTGAACGCGCCATCCATCGCATACAGAACCCGGCACGGCAGGTTGATGAAACGGCTCGCCCAGCAAGCGAAACAGCCGATCGGGTTTATCAAGAAACGCAAAAGGCAGATCATGAAATTACCGCTGCCGCTGCAGACCTTGATAACGAGCTCAACCTGAGTAACGCCCTGCTTGACGATATCGCTGTCGATAACCCTGATCTTGCGACCACGTTGCGCCAGAAACTCAATGATATTCGTACCGACGCCAGCGACAATAGCATGAGCAACGCTTTCCGGGCATTTGCCGCCTGTATGATTAACCGGGGGATGTGATGGCAGCAAACGAATTTTTGACGCAGTGCGAGCGCAGTGTAAATGCTGCCGCTGGTCGCGAGCTTTCTTCCGATGAGATGGAGTCGCTGGTGCGTGACATGAACGACACCACTAGGCGAATTCTGGCGACCAATGAGGCGCTGTCTCTGGAAGAGGCCGCGATGCGCGCAGCGGAAGAACTGAGCAATGCCGATATGCTGGCAAAACAGATTGAGGCTCGCAATAAGGCAATCAACGCCCGTATTGCCGCACAACGACTTAGAGAGCTTCGTACTATCTGGAAAGACCGCCCGGATATCGGGCTTGAAGCAATGCTGGTTGGCCGCAACGATGCGCGTACCGGCGCCCGCCGGTCGGTATCTTCGGAGGTGGCGCAACTGCGCGGCAAGTATCATTCCGGTATCAACTACGATTTTGACCGTGCCGGGCTGGTGCAATTCATCGCCAGCGGCAGCAATGACCGGGAAATTGCCGATGCAATGTGGCGCATAGGGCGCGGGCAGTCAACTGACGGTATGACAAAGCAATCCGTAAGCGCTGCACAAATCATCATGAAATGGCAGGAAACTGCGCGCATTGATGAGAACCGCGCCGGGGCATGGATACGCAAAGAGCCGGGCTATATAGTGCGCCAGTCACACGACATCATGAAGATCCGCGCCGCAGGTTATGATGCATGGCGAAATGCTATTCTCCCGCGCCTTGATGAGCGCACTTTTGACGGCGTGGCTGACCGCGAGCAGTTCATGCGTAACATTTATAACGGGCTGGCTTCCGGCGTGCATCTTACATCTGAAAAGCCCGATTGGATGAATGGCTTTAAGGGATCGGCGAACGCAGCTAAACGCGCCAGCCAAGAGCGAATTTTGCACTTCAAAGATGGTATCTCTTGGCACGAGTACAACCAGCAATTCGGCACCGGCAGCCTGCGAGAAGCGCTGTTTGGTGGCTTAAACAGCGCTGCCCGCACAACGGGCATGATGCGCGTACTGGGCACTAACCCACAGAACATGTTTAAGTACCTGACGGACGCCATTGCTGAAGATATCAGCAAATCCGGAAGACCGGCAGCGTTGGCTGACTACATGACGAAGGTGCGTCGCATTAACCGTACCGTAATGCCGCAGGTTGACGGCTCGCTAAATATTCCTGGCAGCGTAGGCTGGGCCAATGCGTCGGCGGCTGTACGCGGCTGGTTGCGTATGAGCCAACTTGGTGGCGCGGTAATCTCATCGTTTAACGACGTGCCTATCGCCGCTACCGAGATGCGCTACCAAGGGCAGAATTTTATGCAGGCGTTGCTTGGTGCTATGAGAGGCCGCTTCACGCGTTACAACAGCGCGGAGCAGAAAGAGATCCTTTCCTCTATCGGAGTTTATTCCGACTCCATGACGCAGGAAATCATCCGGCGCATATCTGGTGATGACACGCTGAATGGAAAGCTTGGTCGCGCGCAGCAGCTTTTCTTTAAGTACAACCTCATGAACTTCTGGACCGAGAGCGGTCGCAACAGCAACGCCATGATGATAACCAACTGGCTTGCAAAGAATGCTGACCAGTCTCATGCGCGGCTACCGGAAGACCTGCGACGCGTGCTGGATCTGCACGGTATTGGCGAACGTGAGTGGGAAATTTTTCGCAACATGGACATGGCCGATAGCGAAGGTCGTAAGTTCATGACGACCAGCGGCATCCGCGGCGTGCCTGACGAAGTGATTGCCGGTTATGTAGAGAGTAAGGGGATCAAACCAACGCAGCGCGCTATCGCTGACGCACGCGATCAATTGGAAGGGCAGTTGCGCGGCTACATCCTTGACCGCCTGAATATCGCCATGTCAGAGCCTGGCGATCGCACGCAGGCGTTTATGAAGATGGGCACGGTGCCAGGAACGGTGGCTGGGGAAGCAATACGATTCGCTGGTCAGTACAAATCGTTCACTGCAAGCTTCATGCAGAACGTACTAGGACGCGAAGTATTCGGGCGTGGTTATATTCCTGCTGGGCTTGGTGAGTCGAAAACCGGATCGCTGACGAATGCGCTGCTACGTAACGGGAAGGGGGCTTTCCTTGGTGCTGCAAACCTCTTTGTCTGGGCGACTATGTTTGGTTATATCTCCATGCAGTCAAAACTCATGCTGAAAGGGCAAACACCACGCCCGGCAGATGCCAAGACGTTTCTCGCAGCCGCATCTCAGGGGGGCGGTCTTGGCATCTTGGGTGACTTCATGTTTGGCGAGGTCAACCGCATGGGGGCCGGGCCGGTTACGTCGCTAATGGGGCCAGCAGCATCGAACGCTGACAGCATTATCACGCTGCTCCAGCAGACCACGAGAGGGGATGCAGATTTGGGTGACTGGTATCGCACGGCACTTGACAATACGCCATTCCTCAACGTGTTCTGGCTTCGTACGGCGATGAATGGTTTAATATTGAACCGGATACAAGATGCCCTTGACCCAGGCTCTCTTGAGCGTTATCAGCGCCGTGTTGAGCGTGAGCAGGGTAACGGCTTTCTGATCCCACCATCGCAGTTCATGCTAGGTAAATAATAATGAAGGCAATTATATTTTTTGTTTCAATATTGATGTCTGCATTTTCTTTTGCAGGGCAAAATGTTAAATGCGAACTTCAATACTTTGGAGATAGCGATAAATTTAAGGTAACTCAGTTTTCTTTTATGGGGATTCCATCTGATTCATACCTTTATACCTGTGCCGACTGTGGAGGCATCCAGATAAACGTGTTCCCATCTATTCAGACTGTTGCTTCCTACTCATTTGAAAACAACATTGATTTCGAAAGGAAAATCAATGCTGAATACAACAGAAAAGACATAGCTAAACTTGAGATGGAAAACGTTACTCAAGGCGGGAGAATAAAATATTCAATCACCGATACTGGTTTGGCAGAGTTTTACCCAGAGGGCAAAAAGATAAGCTACCTCTACTTTTTAGCCAAGCAACAAAATGGTAAAGAACAAGTAGGTTATTCAGGATTTGTTACCTCTAACGGGGATAAGTCATGCTCAATTATTGCGACATATCCAGGAAAAGAAATTTCTTTTCTGGGAAGTAAATCTTTAAGCTACTTTATGAATCATATATCAATGTAGTGTGACATGTCACAGGCCGCTTTCGCGGCCTTGTTTTTAACGAATGCCACCGCCGCCCGGGCGGGAATCCGCAGAACGCCCACCGCAGCGGGAGCCGTCAGCGGCAGTATCGCTGTCGTGCTGACAACGACCGGCAAAGGCCTGAGTTGAAGCTACCAGAGACAACAAAACGAACAGTGCAGCAAATGCTTTTTTCATTGTGAAATTTCCATCTATAAGCCACCTCAATGTGGCGTCAATGAGTGTAGCACTGACTTTTGTTTCGTCCACAAAAAAGCCCGCGTCGCGGGCTTACCAAAACTTGTACCACGGGGATTTATCTTTCAATGGACAATCCTTCCATCGTGTGGCCAACCATTCATATTCTTTAAAATATGTGTTTATGTTTTCTTTTTCTCTAATAGCTTGTATAAGAGGTAGCGCAATCTGATAGTTATTTACAACGGAGCTGTAAAATACTTCCTTAATCATGGTCTCATCATAAGTTTTCCGCTTCACGCTCACAGCCATGCGTTCGTAGAAACCTAGACAGTAAATTATTTCTCTCTTCTCTATCTTTTCTTCATCCGTAAGATCAGCCTGCCCATTGCTTGGATACATATAAGAGCGGAATGATTTGTTCGATTCGTGAATGCGGCGCATAGTAGATAGGCCTTTCTTATAATCTACATCAAACCTGCTTTCACCAAGGAATACTGAAGTGTGTACTTTTCTCGCTGTATTTACATTATAAATAATAGTAGCGATAGCTATGAACAAGCCAAGCGAAACCGCGACTGCACTTACGATTTGAGCCACAGCCATGGCAAATTGCATTTCTTCACTTAACACAAACTGTCTCCAGACATGAAAACGGGGCCTAATGGCCCCGTCATTAAACTATCCGAATGTTAAACGCCTTCGTACTCGTCAAATTTTCTCATGTGGGCTCCTCCTGTATCGGTGCCTAATCGCTATGGATCACCCGTAAGGTAATAGTACTCTATTCACCCCCCAGTCTGCAATCTGTACAGAATTATTTAAAGGCACATCCCTGTGCCGCCGTTCTGTCAGAAGAATCCTGCTTTGTCGTTGATGTACTCCGCGTGAGTCTGGATATCACGCAGGCATTTGCTCACACCGACGATGTAGCAGAACATGGTGGTCAGTTCCGCCGCCGCGCCCGATACATCGTGCCCGTCTTCCTGTAACTGGTTCAGCAAATTCATCAGCAGTGAGTTCTCCGTCAGGCCGAGAACACCAGACGGCGAATGAATCAGGCTGCGGTAGCCGGGCTTCAGTGGGGCACTGTAGGTTTTGTTCTCTATCTTCATCGCCTGCATCACTGCTGACGCCGTGGCGTTGGCTACCTGGTCGGCAACCATCTTTATGCGTTCTTCCTGCGTGAGCGAGTTTTTAATGTAACTTCCGGTGCGGCGGATCTGAGGAAGAACCTCACCTGTAACCCATTTACGAAAGCGGTATGGGATAGTGCCTGGTGTCACCGCATCGCGGCAGCGGAGGATCAGTGTGTAGAGGCCTGACTCGGAGATGATGATCGATTCTTGCTCACCGCCAGGGGTGTCGGTTGAAGCGACGCCCTTCTCATCATCATCAAGTTTTCGAACAGCATCTCGATGGTTTGCTATGCCTATAGCCCGACAAACATCTGAAGCGATAAACCATGGCTCACCATTAATGACGATTACCCGTATATCGGCTTGGGATTCGAAAGAAAAAATGGACGTGCTTTTTGTAGCTGTCATAGTGGTTACCTTTTAGTCTGGTTAATCACCACTACCGACGCCAATCGGTTGGTGGTGAACTGTGCAGGGTTGGCGTAACCGGCTAAAAGGACCCGGCGCACCTTTCGGTGCCCCCACACAGCCCACCATAATACGAATGTGGCCGTGCTATACGCATAAAAAAACCGCTTGCGCGGTGAATGCGCCTTTTAGTAATCCGGGACGCCAATCCCGGCACTGGATTTTGCCAGTGCCCGATTACTATGGCACAAGAGGAGTGCTATGTAAATTTACCGCAAAGGTAAATATAAGCACTCCACTTGGTAATTGCAAACCTTATCTGGTTTGTTTTCGTAATTGTTCGGCACAATAGTCGAGATGTGTTTGCAGATCCCGCATAGACATCTGTGAGCTGGTGACGTAGTTAATCAGTGCAGTCAGTTCGGCAAGTGGGCCATCGACATTAAATCCATCCTTATCGAGATCCCGGAGTAATTTCATCAAGTGCGATCCCTCCACCAGTGATCTGACGCCTCCCGGCGTGTGAATCCTTTCGGTAAATCCGTCTTCCAGTGGATAGTGATACTGCTGCATCTTATCTTCTCCATGCAATAACTGTATAAATATACAGTATCAAATAATTTATTTGCTATCCAGCACGTTTTGCGAATCACCTGAAAGGTAATATCTGTTCGTATTTATGGGTTGTCTATCCATATATGGTTTTTCAGGTAATAGAATAACCGGATATGCGGCGCAACGGGTGCTGCGACTATCTGGAGATTTAACATGACGGTCTCAACCGAAGTTGACCACAACGAATACACCGGTAACGGTGTTACAACGACATTCCCTTATACCTTCAGGATTTTCCAGAAATCTGATTTAGTAGTGCAGGTTGTTGACCTGAACGAGAACATCACAGAGCTGATTCTTGATACTGATTACATAGTCACTGGTGCGGGAGGGTATAACGGCGGCAATGTAATTCTGTCGAAGGCGTTGGTTAACGGTTATCAGATTTCTATATCAAGAGAGCTACCGGTTACGCAGGATACCGATCTGCGCAACCAGGGTAAGTTCTTCGCTGAGGTGCATGAAGACGCATTCGATAAACTGACGATGCTGATACAGCAGGTTAGAAGTTGGTTCAGGTTGGCTCTGCGTAAACCATCATTTATTGCTAATTATTATGATGCTTTGAACAATTATATTCGTAACCTGAGAGATCCCAGATTTCCGCAGGATGCGGCAACAAAAAATTACGTGGATACGCTTGCTGGTAGCAATCTAAGCAAAACTCTTCGTGTTCCTGAATCAATACCTTCCTTACCTGATGCTATTGAAAGAGCAAACAAGATGGTTGCTTTTGATAATGATGGTAATCCATTTGTCGTATTACCACCATCTGGATCTGCCTCAGACGTTCTAATTGAATTAGCTAAACCTGATGGGTATAAGTTAATTGGTGGATTAGAAAACAGATTATATATATATGATATAAGCGCACTAGACGGTGAGCGGAATAGTGATCAGCTTAATGCTATATTTTATAAGTATAAAAATACACCAATAAAAATATACTCAAGCGCGCCACTAACTTTCACCATAGATAAAGAAACATATCTATATGGTGATTTTGATTTGAGTAATTGTACTTTCCACTTAACAAACGGAAAGGTTGTGTATAAAGATGAAAGGGATGATGATAATTATATAAAGGAAGTTAATATATCAACATACCCATTGAACGAGTTAACCTCAGTTTTTTCTTGTGTTGAGGATTTAGCAGGGTGGGGTAATTCGCTCGTCAAAATAATAAGTCCAACAGAGGTTGATCTCTATAGGTTGATTGGTGGTGTATTCAGCCCAAGATATAAAGGTGAAGTGAACTTTATGACTAAGTCAGGGGAATTGGCTTACAGTCTTAAAAATACTTACAACGACCCCGTAACTTGTACGTTATTTAAGCTACCAACTAAGCGCAATAAAATTGTATTGCCGCGTTTCACTGGTCAATTTTCACGCTATGCTTTTGATATCCAACGTTCTTTAGTTGATGCTGAGGTTGTTTACTTTAATGACATGGGGATGACAGCTACAGATTCTAATATTTTTGGTAGCTCTACCACCTACGGAGTTAACTGGAGATTAACGAGTGCGGGTATTACGCAGACGGATAATAA